TCTGTTGCGTAGGTGCTCAGACGGGATAAAACCCAAGCCCAGGGTGGCAATGCAATACTATTACCTAGTGCTTTGTAGCGGGAGGAATCGCTGCTCTCTTTGTGGAGTTTTCCTTTGCTATCCACCCAGGGGCCAATGTCCGTCCATCCGTCAGGAAAGCCTTGTAGACGTTCACATTCAAGTGGTGTGATTCGTCTTACCAACGATTTCTTTCTAACAATCAGAGGAGTATTCCCTCCACCAGTTCCATATCTCTGCGTAACTGTTGGAGATACCTCTAAGGGACCGTTGTACCGGCTGTCCTGTGCATGATTTTCAAATAGCTGCTGTTGCGCAATAATTGGTTTTTCCTTTCCGCAGCACAAAGTTGGGCATTTGTCCTTGTAAATTGCTGCGTGATCCATACTTGCGCCCATGCACACAATAGGTTGGTGACCATGTTCCTGTGCCCGGAGAGTTCCTGTTTTATCCATGCTTACCCCCATGATAGAGCCGCCCTGGTCATTCAGGCAAAGGACAGCAGGCCGATCAATTGTGTTCAGCGTGTACGAAACTCCTTCTGTCCACCCTTTTCCGTTGCATCCGGCGGTGTCTGCTCTGTCGATGCAGTTTCCTTGGGTGCAATATGTTGTTCTTCTGTGGCTTGCCTCAGTAGTTCCTCCTCCAGCATTGGCGGAAGTGGTTTTCGCCGGCGCTCCGCTCGTTTGAGAATCCCCAGACACGCCTTGGCGCTCAAAGAGTATTTCTGGTGCGGTGAGTCCTCCAAAATCTGCGACAAGTGCGATTCGACGGCGACGCTGGGGGACTCCCCAAAACTGCGCATCAAATACTCTCCACGCAACACTCCACCGTCTGTCCACGTCAAAGTAACATCCGCTTGTTGTCCACCCCCCCCGCTTGCGGTCAGGCACAGGAACAGCGGGAACTTGTGGGCAGACGATCTTGATTGTTTCATAGAGGACTGCGGCGAAGTCCTCGCCTCCATTGGAACTGAAAGCTCCTGGCACGTTTTCCCATACCATCCATCTAGGACGAGTTGACCTTCCGGTTCTGCCTCTTGCAACATCTGCATCCCTCATTTCCTTTATGACTCTGATTTGCTCTATGAAGAGCCCAGACCTTTCCCCGGCAAGGCCAGCACGATTTCCCGCAATGCTCAGGTCTTGGCAGGGCGATCCACCAATCACAACATTGGCCGGTTCAACTGTGTAGCCGTTGATTTTTGTTATGTCTCCTAGGTGTCTCACGTCAGTTGTTCCCTTCTATACGCTCCATAATTTCGTTCATTCCAATTTGGCCCGGGAGAACGCCGTCTTCCATCCACCAGTGAAAAATGTCCTCTCCAGTTGTGCCCATTCTCCATGTGCCTTCCATTTTCCCAGCCCGTTTTCTTTCCTCCAGCATACGCTCAAAAGAGCGGATGTACATGGCTTGATATTTGGGGTATCGGGCAAATTCCATTTGCCTCCCCCTGATTCCGGCCATTGGGCATCCGATGCAGCCGACACGGGAAAAGCCACAATCATACAGAGGATTGGTTGGAATATGCTTATCTTTGATGTAAGCCCACACGTCATCGTTCGACCAGTCAATGATTGGATTGCATACACGTTTTGCCTTTAAACGGCACTGTTCAAAGAGCCTCCTCCCATCGTCATTATCATCTGTCAATATGATGCGTTTCGCCTTTTCGGATGATGTTTTTTCAAAAATCCCCCTGTTTTCCTTCCTCTTTGCGGATTCGGCCCATCTCACGCCGGTTGTTATCATACGATTCTTTCCACCTTGCTCTTTGAGCACATCGCAGCAGTATCGCACGATCCTAGTTGGTGGCATAAGTTTTTGTGGGATCAGCGACCACATAGATACTGGTTTTCCTTTGTAGGTTGCATAGTTAATTCTGCAATGGATCCCAAGTCCTTCCAGCCTCTCGAATTCGCTCCTCACAAAGTAAACCGTTTCGGGTGCGTCTGCGGTTGTGTGATTGTGTTGTACCTCAAACGGTATCCCCGCATCCAAAGCGAGCTGAACGCATACGGAAGAATCCTTTCCCCCGCTTGTGGTCACAATCAAAGGTTTTTGGTAGTATTCTAAAGATAGTGCAGATGCACGGCGTAGGCGGCCAATCGCCAGTTGTTCCTTATCCAACCTGTCCACCAGTTCTTGATCCAATCAGCGGCTCCCCGATAAATTCCAGAGCCGCAATGCTTCGCGCTGGAAAACAGTAGTACCCTCCACCGGATGCTTCTTGACCGTCAATGTATCCGCACCGATTCAGTTCATTCATGGCATCCTGGTAGCACCCAAGAAACACTTCGTCCTTGATCGTGACGGTTTCACCGGTCACAAGATGCACTTTAATAACAAGCTCGTTCATTTTCTTTCCTTTCAGCAATAAGTGCAGCGTCCCTCGGCTTGATAGCCATCACCATGCCGGAATAGACCCGTTCATATCTCGGCGGATCGTCTTTGCAATCCAATGTCAAAAGATGATTTTCCATCAGCTTTCTAGCAATATCGTAGCAAAGTTTCGACATTACATATTCATAAGCCTTTTTCTCGCCTTCCGAATCTCGATAAATCTGGTGGAAGCTCATTCTCGTTTCAACACGAATGATTGCCGGATCAATTTCAATCTTGCGATTATCGATTTGATAAATTTCCGTGTACTGCTCCGTATATCCGCCGAGCTTTTCAATGATCCAGTAACGGAAGCGTATTATTCGTAACCGCATACGTAAGCTAATTCTTTTCATCATTGTTTATCCCCTTAATTGTTTTTGAAATCCTTGCACCTGGGGCAGGTAACCCAATGCGGGATATATCCAATGCCGCTCGGAATTTGTTCATCAAGTTCACAAGTGATTACTTCTCCATTCGGGGTTACTATTTTTGCCGTTCCACCTTGGTCGGTTCTGTAATAAGCTGGTGTCGGATCACACGGCATCATCTTCCCTCTGGTTGTTTTGATCCAAACAATAGGTTTGCCACAACTTTTGCATTTTGCCATCGTTTTTTCCTCCCTAATCCTTATTCATATCCATCAGAATTTCCGCCGTGCGAAGTAGTACCGCACAGCCGTGGAGGCTACACCGGTGCTCCAGGCCACAGCCCGCACAGGCAAACGGCCTCTTCTCAATTGCCAGACGGCGGAGCATTTTTGCCAGCTGCTTGCGCTCATCTTCCGCAAGCCGTTTAAATAGCTGATCCCGCTGGTTGAGAATTACTCTTAATTTCATGCTTCGTTTGGCCTCCTTGACCATGCCGCTGTTTTTCGGTTTCTGCCTCTCTATCCTCGGTAATACGGATCTTTCTTCCGCACAAAGGGCAATATTCAATCTCAATCTCATATTTTTGGTGTTCTGCATCTGCTCTTCTGGACGATTCGGTTTCAATAACCAGTTTTCCAGTTTTTAAACTAAAATAGATAAGGCTAGTACTCCATATATTGGGTCTCGCTGCCATAACCAGAGTTCCATCACAAAAATTACATTGTTTCATCAAATTCGTTTCATTTGTTTTCCATTTGCATCGATTAGTTTCTTCCATTGCCTGCGAGGCTTCCGCACCACAGGCCGCATAGCCAGCCAGATCAACAAAGCTATCCTCCGTGCCGGTACCCGATTTTATCCGGGCTACTTTGAGGAGAGCCATCATCATTGCCACGTCAACCGGGGTGTAGCTGTGTCCGGTGTATGCCGCCCACAGGGCAGCAATCTGCCGGAAGTTTTTCTCCGGAGTACCATAGTCCTGCTCACGTTCACCGCAGACACATTCCTTCGCTAGTAACAGGCATCGTTCTCTATCCATGTTTTTCCTCCTTAGGTTTTATGCGGATTATTTTATTTGCTTGGCTTTCTCCCACATATAGGGCAATAGTTAATTGCAAGCGTTATATGATTAAATTTTTTGTTGCCGTCTTGATCTATGTAATATGGTACGAGGCTCATAAACGCATTACTGGGATCAATCTGAAATTCAAGTCTCTTGTCAAGTCCTACTCTTTTTCATATAAATAAGGCTTGCTCAAAAAGACACGGTTCCACTCTAATTCACCGTCCTTTCTTTTTTCAAGGGTAACCGGTTTCAATCCGTATCCACCGTTCGCACCAATATACGCCATAATCCGCTCGTAAGTGTTTTCTGCTGTTAAGCAGCCTACAACGCCTCCAAGCGTTTTTTCTTCCTCCGTCAGCAATCCAGAAATTTCCAGCAGATCATGCTTTGCGCCGTAGCTGCCGAAGTGCTGGATCGCATCCATCACCCGGTTTTTCCCATCCTCCGGAAATACAATTTGCCAGCCGTCATAGTATTTCCGCAAGGTGTGCTGTACGTTTTCTTCGTTCAGCATTTGATGCAGCCGCAGAATTTCCTGGTATGCCTCGTTTGTGGTAAACATTTGTCCCATGAAATAATCCCCCATTCAATTTACACCGTTCCTGGTTCGTCAGGCAACTCTCTCCAATGTGTTACTTTTAAAGATACAGTTCCGCAGTCCGAATTCACATACCAGACTCCCGCATCTCGCCAGTAATATCCGGTCAGAATCAGAGCCATAGTATTTTTCTTTGCATATATTAGGACATCTCGTTCTGTTTCGGGTGTGCGTTCAGAAACAGGAATCCAGCCATTCGTCTGTTCCGCAGCCTCGTTGCCTATTCGGTCTAGCTCATGCTCCAGGGCAACAATCGCATGGTCAAATGCAATCGCATAGTCCAATGGGTAATCCCATTCCACTTCACTGCTCGCACATTGTATCGAGTTAATTGCTTGTTTGACCTCTTCGACTGTCATTCCATTTCTCCTTCTTATTCAGTATCCAATATAATTTCAAGTACCGTTCCAATTATTTTCAAGATTTCATTCGCTACTCTCCCAAGTATAGCGACAACACCCATCACAATAATAATGGGCGTCAGCACCACACAGATAATAATGGAAACCACCATTTTCATTTTCTCTTCTCCCCCTTTCCGGCATAGTGTTCAAACGCTCTGATTCCCAGCTTGACCGGGCACTCGACTTCTACGGTATATCGTTCCTCTCTGCATTTTTTCGCTCCGCAAAGCCAGTGATGGAACATTAAAGTTCCAAGGTTTCCCTCGTCCGGCTCTTCAACCGTTTTTAACTTATACATTTTGTTTCCGCATACTGGGCAGTTCACTTCATTTTCCCTCCTTTTTTAGTTGCCTAAGAGATACAAAAATGCGCCTCTCCAACGGTTTGATTCGTCGGAAAGGCGCAGGCGCAAAGGCTCAGGCACTAAGTTACAGCGACAGCAATATTCAGAATTGATTCGTTGGAACATCGTTTGCAATATGCGATTAGGTGATACGCTGACGTGTCAACACGTACACGCAGAAGTTTCCCTTTCTTGCACCGTGGGCAAATTACCCAGCCATCCTTAACACTCACGGGTAATCCATCCGCTGTTTTGATTTTCATTCGTGCCTGCCTTTCTGTAGTTTAAAATTTGGATTTTCTTTCTGCTTTTGGTGTCCAACTCGGACACCTGATTTTTATGGTTTGTTCAAGTATTTTTTTCGGTATTCTTCCAGCTCTTCCGCACTCATGGTGGGTGGAATCGGTGCAAGATACCACCAAACAGATCCAATGGGTAAAGAATCCGAATCTTCGTTTCCATATTTCAAAAACATTTTCCCATCGAAAAAGCGATAGCTAACTTCGCTTGTTGTAATTTTGTATGCAAATACAAAATTTCCGGCGGCCAAGTTGTCGTGCCTATAGTTCCAGTAGCCTCCAGTGGGTGATGCAGCCGGTTTTTTCTTTGCTCTCGGTTTCGGGACGCTCTCTCCCGCTCGGCTCTTTTTGAATTCCTCCACGGTTGCCCTGGTGATGGATTCCGTTTGCCCCACTTCCTGCTCCAGTTCCGCTTGGCTTTCCTGTGGGAGCTGCGAGATTTTATAGGCCACGTCCTCGGGCAGCTCACCGGCCTGGAATCGCTCCACCAATTCCTCCGGGTGAAGGTTTTTTTGGATAGCGGAAAGCCTGGCCACCTTGCTTTCGCTGACCCCAAGTTGATCCGCAACCAGGGTTCGGGTTTTCACACCCTTGGGCAGCTCTGCGCCGCCCTCTCTCATGCGCTGGATAAGGTTGTTCAGCCGTCTGGCCTGCTCCATGATCTCCCAATCGCTGAGCTGACGGGCGGTGGAGTTCGTGGTAATCAACATCAACTCCTCTTCCATTGCGCTCTTGGGTGACAGCACGATACAGGGAACCTTTCCGCCGTCCGGATTGTTCTGCGAAAACGCTTTCAGCCGCCGGTGTCCGGCAATCAGCCGGTAGTGGTTCGGTTCATCCTCCGTCACCAGGAGCGGCTGCAAAATCCCGTGCACTTCAATGTCCTGTGCCAGCTCTTCCAAATCGCCTATGCGGTAGAAATTCTCCGGGTTGCCGGTGATCTGGTCGCTGTGGATAAGCTGAATTTCCTCGGTGTCCGAGTTGAACACCAAACTTTCACCGCTCCATGCTTTGGCGAGGTCGAATTTTCTTGCCATTTACATCCCCTCCGTTTCTAGGAGTTCATCTGTGAAAGCCCGGTAATCTCTGGCCGCAGAGCACCACTTGGAGTATTGATTCAGCGGTGTTCCTTCGTATGTGGATTCTGTGACGATGGGGTGAGAGGTGCGGATGGTGGTTTCAAACGTCTTGAACCCACTGCCTCGCAGCATGGTTTCTGCCTGCTGGGTGGCCTCAGACTTGTCATACTTGGTGATAAGGCATTTCAGCACCACCGGGCTGTTTCCTTTCCGGTGTAGGTGTTCCACTTGGCTATTAAGGCTGGTAAGCCCCTGCATGGCGAAGGCATCCAGCGCCGTTGGAACCACCAGCAAATCACTGGCGGCGATAGCCGCAATGCTGGCAGCCGTGAACCCAGGCGGGCAATCAATAATCAGAAAATCGTAAAGAAGCCGTATTTCCCGGTTGTCCCGGAAATTTGCCAGAGCGTTGATTTGTCCTTGTGTGCCGTTGGTGAGTGCGGCGGCATCCAGCGCAAACAAACTCAGGTCAGCACTTACCAGATCAAGTTCCCGGTTCGCCGTGTGCTGTGGCACTTCGGTAAAACCCTCGGTGATCCCTCCGCTCATGATCTCATAAGTACCGGCAAGCTCCGGCTTGCAGCCCCAGAACCGGGTGGAATTGGCCTGTGGGTCTGCGTCAATGAGGCACACACGATACCCCCGCTCTGCCAAATTGTCTGCCAGATTCACCGCCGTTACCGTCTTTCCGACTCCGCCTTTCAGCGCAATGATCGAAATGGTTTTCATGCCCGTGAATCCTCCTTTCGATATTTTTGTATGATCTCCTGGTTTAGTTGGAATCGCTGGGTTTTTCCGTCAAAGGTCAGTGGAATAACACCTCGTGGGCCTTCCTTGCTCTTGACGATCCGCAGCCTCCTGGTGTTGGGGTCGTTTTGATCCAACGGACTGCAAAAGAGCAGCATAATCACATCTGCGTCCGCTTCGATCTGTCCGGAAGAGCGGAGTGAGTGCATATTCGGCTCTTGTTCTCCCCGTGGCCTGCTGAATTGGCTCAGTGCCACCACGGTGATCTTCCTCCGCTGCGCCAGCGTGTGCAGCTGTTTGGAGGCTCTGGTGACGGCCTCATATTCGCTCTCTCCCGGTTCCCATTTGGTCAGTTGGAGATAGTCCACGTAAATCAGGTCGTAGTTGTGGGCTACCGCATCGGTCTCAATGTCCAGCACAGACCAACCAGCCGCTTCAATCACGTCAAAGCTGGTTGCCTTAAACGCCTCCGCTCCCTGGATCATTTCCTCCCATTTTGGTTCCGGTATCGTCTGGGACTTGATGTCTCCCAGTGACACCCCATATCGCATGGCGAACTGTCGGTTGGTGATCTTGGCCTCAGAGGTTTCCAGGCTGTAAAAGCCCACACGCATTTTCTCCGCTTGTCCATTGGCAAGCTGGATTGCAAAGGCCGTTTTTCCTCCGTTTGGCTCTGCGCCAATCACCACGAAATCGCCCGGCTCTGCCTGAATTGCTCGGTTCAGTGGCCCAAATCCCCAGTCCACATACTCCGGCTGTGGTCCGGTTTGCCGCTCCAAGAACCGAAGCCAGCGATCCTCTGGCCGGTACCGCTGGGTATGTCCAGTTTCACCCAGTGCCGCACCGGCGGCCTCCATCAGCTCCGAGATACCGTCCCGGCTCGGCTCTGCACAGAACCGCTCCGCCACTTCCCGCAGGTGGAGCAGACTGTTTGTCCGCAGCAGAATGTCGATGTACTCCCCGCAGGTGGTGGCGGTTGGGGTGGCCTCCATTAGCTCCAGCATCTGCGCTCGGCGCACTCGCTCTTCTCCCATTCCTGCCAGACGTTCCAGGACGGCAACCGGATCAACGGCTTTCCCGTCCTGGTAGAGAGAGCGCACAGCCAGGTAGACCGGCCTCAGCCCGCTGCCAAAGTCCTCCTGGTGCAGTCGGGAAAGCATCTCACCTGCCCAACGTCCATCCACCAGGACAGCACCCAGAACCGCTTGCTCAGCGTATTTCTTGCTTTCCAGAAGTTCCAGAATCATAGCAAATAATCATCCCTTCCGTTCGGTGTAGGGTTTTCTCTGTTGTCATACTTGCCTTCCAGGATGTTCACCCAGTTGGCCGGTTTCATGATCCAATCCAGGTCAGCCTTCCAGTTGAAGTCATTCTTTCCGGTGAGGAAGAAGCTGGCGCTCACTCTGGTAAAGACCTGCTGGAACTCTTCCAGGCTGGGGTAATCTCTCCAAATGGTTTTTACCTTCCGCAGTCGGTTCCCGGTGATCCGCTTGGCCTCTCTCAGCTGGGGACAAAGGGTATTGAATGCCGCTCGAATCTCCTCCACCGGACACTCCGGCACTTCGCTTTTGGGGACTATAGGGGTATTTATATCTTTAGTAATTTGTAACTTAGTATTTAATTGCGTCGGGTTTTCCGGCGTTGGTTTTTCCAACGTTGGTTTTTCCAGCGTCGGTTTTTCCGACGATGGATCAGGTGTGTTTCCCTCCATCGTCGGATTTCCCGACGATGGTTCAGGCGTATTTCCGTCCATCGTCGGCTTTCCCGACGATGGTTCACCTGGGTCAGTTTTTCCTCCGGTTCCAGGCGGTTCCGGCTCCGGTTCCGGTTCCGGTTTCGGCTTTTTCGGTTTCGTTTTCGGCGGTTCCGGTGCGCCGTTCTTTTTCTGCGGCGCTTCGTAGATCAGATACTCGTTGCTGGAGTACCGACCCTTTTCATCGGTGGTTCTCCTCCGGATCAGATACCCGCAGTTCTCCAGCTCTTTCAACGCCGATCTGATTGCGTCTTTGCCATCGGTGGAGAGCTTGGTGAGACCCAGCAGGGTGTAATCCCAGTCCTCCGGCAGGGACAGCATGGTGGACAGCAGCCCTTTCGCACGGAAGGAAAGCCGCTTGTCCCGGAAGTGAATGTTGCTCATTGTGGTGTAATTTTTGTTGCGCTGGACACAAAAAGTCGCCATACGTGATTCCCCCTTAGTCAGTCACCGGCCTGGCCGGTGTGACGATGCGTGAACTTTTTGTTTCATATCTATTTATTTACAGTGCGATTGAATTTGCTTGTGAAATGCGTGGGAGAAGCCTTGAAAGATCGTTGCGGAAAAGGCTTCTCCCAGCCCATCAGAAACTTAGGCAATCTGTTGGCTTGCCCTGAAACGCCAGGGATCGGCTCCTTGGCGGCAATCAGTGTTTTGGTTGAGACAGGTTTCTCAAAATTTTTGTGAAATTTGTGTTTTACTTCAAATTTCTTGTTGCATTTTTGAATATTTTGTCGTAAGCTAGGAAGTGGCAACATCCCTAGCCAGACCGTTCTCAGTGGGGCAACACTGTGAGCGGTCTTTCTTATTGCTCCTGGGCAGCCTTGGCCTCCGCTTTTGCTCGTTCTCTCTCCGCTTCACGCACCATCATGTTATACAGGATTTCTCCGGCCACCTGCTGGGTGCGCTTGATCCTCCGTGCATTTTCCTCCGGTGTGATCCCTTCGTAGGCGTTGGATGCGATATGCACCGTGCCTTGCGGATAGTGATACGTGGCCACAATGTGCGGCTCTCCGAACGGGTGCTGGAACATAAT